AAAAGAATTTGCAAAACAGATTTGTGAAAAAAGCGGAATAGATTTTGATACTACAAAAAGAATTGTCATAGACGTTCCGTTAGACGGAATTGTAACAATATATGTAGAAAAAATAGGCACAAGAAAACTTCTTGACATCGACATGCAAAGTAACGGAATAAATATTAAAGAAGTTGGTGCGAAATGAAATTCACGTGGCTATCGAACGCGAGCTGGTGGGGATCAGGATACGGAGTACAAACCGACCTATTCCTGCCGAGAATGAAAGCAGACGGGCACGAACCTGCCTTAATAGCGTATGTTGGTCTTACTGGTAAGAATATCAACTTTAATGGTATAGAAGTTTTTCCCGCTGGTTTACATCCCTATGGACAAGATATCTGGGTAGAACACACAAAGCGTTTCGGAACTAACATCATGTTTAGTCTCACAGATGCTTGGGTGATCCAACCTGAAACAATACCAAGTAATTTTAAATGGATTGCTTATTACCCGGTAGACTCAAACCCCATACCACCTTTAGTTAGGGAACGAATTGCTTCAGCCTATAAACGAATTGCAATGAGTAAATATGGGGTACAAAAAACGAATGAAGCCGGGTTAGATTGTTACTACGTCCCTCATGCAGTGGACACAAAACAATACTATCCGATAGATAAACAAGAAGCTCGTAAGATGTTACAACTCCCTGAGGACGCATATATCATAGGAACGGTTGCAATGAATAAAGGCGCTAACCCGTCTCGTAAGTCTTTTGTTGAGATGATGCTAGCCTTTAGGATATTCAAACAATCACACCCAAAAGCAGTGTATTTACTACACACTCATGACGGTCAAGGAATGGACGGTGTTGTACATTTCCGAGAATTGTGTATGCAAAACGGGTTAGAGATTGGCAAGGATGTTATCTTTACGGATCCGTATTTCTCTTACGTTGGGGCGCCTGTTGAAATGATGCGGGCTTTGTATTCAAGCTTAGACGTGTTCATGTTAGTTTCAATGGGTGAGGGATTCGGAATACCAATCTTGGAAGCGCAAGCGTGTGGATGCCCTGTAATCGTAGGAGATTGGACGGCAATGAGTGAATTGTGTTTTTCAGGTCACAAAGTTGACATAAAAGACTCAACTCCGTTTTATACACCGCAGGGATCGTTTATGTACACGCCTCACATTGAAGCAATCGAGAGAAAATTAGAACTTGAATACATGAAACCATCCTCTCGTAAAAAGGCATTAGCAGGCGCTATCGAGTATGACGCGGATTTAGTCTATGAGAAATACTGGAAGCCTGTTTTAGCAGACATTGAAAAGAGTCTCAAATGAACGCGATTATTTTACAGCAAGCCTACTCACCAATCATTAATCATAAGTTTACTGACATGTTGAGACTAACGATGCAAAGACACGCCGCGTATGCCTTGTCTCACAAAATGGATTATCAAGTTTATTTCGGGGATTACACAGATAGAAGCGTTTTTACCGGTGGGTGGGATAAGATCAAACTTATTCAAGATGCATTAAATCGAGGGTACGAATATGTCTTTTGGATCGATACGGACGCTGCAATAATTGATTTCTCAGTCGATCTAAGGGATGCCTTTACGGATAAATTTATCGGATGCTGCGAACACAAAAGAGAAAATCTACCAAAAGAATATGATATTCCGACTCATTTAAATGTGGGTGTTACGTTTGTAAAGAATGGAAACGGAGTAAAAGAATTTATTCAAGAATGGTGGGATTCATTTCCAGGTGACAAAAGATGGGTAGAGCAAGGATCGTTTAATGAAATGGCAAAGAAATACCCGGAAATTGTTTTCAAAATGGATGACAGATTTAACGCGACCGTGAATGTGAATATGTGTGAAAAACCTGTAATCTTAGGATGGCATGGAATACAACCAGATAGTAAGAGGTTCAACATGATGCGAAACACAATGTACAACGATAATGTAAAGTATAAGGTGTAATTATGCGAACTGGAATGTCAGACTTAGTACAAACCGTAAGAGAATTATCCAACGCAGGTAGTGCGGAATTTCAGGTAGGGACTTCTACCTACTTCTCAGATGACCATATTCAAGCCTCGTTAGATAATCATCGTAGGGACTTCCAATTTGAACCTATGGACACTATTCCCGAACAGGTTGCCGGATCGATTGTCTATAAAGAATTCAGAACCTATCCCGACACAGAAGCCGGTACATTATTCTACTTACAATATGCAAGCGGGACGGTTGTAGGAACTGCCTTATATTCAGTCGACAACGTGAGAGGTGTAGTAACTTTCACAAATGACACAGTAGGAACGGCGTTCTATGTCACGGGTAGGACTTATGATGTTAACATGGCGGCTAGTGATATTTGGAAACGAAAGGCTTCAAATGTGGCTAATCAAGTTGATTGGTCTAGCGATAATCACTCTATAAAAAACTCACAAGTATTCCAGTTCTACACCAAACAAGCCGAATACTTTGCAAGCATGGGTAAACAAAACACAGTATCGATGTTTCGAGGAGACATGAGTGGGATTCATTAGTTCAACTCAACTTGCATTTATGCGCAGCCAGGTATTAGAGACAATGCCTGATAGCGGGACTATCCTCGCGGGTAGTGTTACCCCAGACGGTCAAGGAGGTAACTCTATGACGTGGGCCGGTACTACTGCAATTGATTGCAGGGTAGATGTGACAAGTGGGCGCGAACAAACACAAGGCGGTGGGTATAAAAGTTATCAAAAGACTGTTTTAACCCTGCCTTATAACGCGGTGATCACGGTTGGAAATAGGTTTGCTTACGGAAGCAATCAATACAACGTTGTAGCTGTTAGTGGACAAGATCGATCCTGGAACGTTACTGTTCGCGCTGAATTGGAAAAAGTATGAACAATATCGTTATTGATACTAAGGAAGTTGATAGAGTTGCGGCTAATCTTGGAAAGAACCGGGATGATATTATGCGCATTATCGGCTTTGATATTGAGAGCGCTGCTAAACCATTGGCAGCGGTTGACACTTCGGCTATGAGAAATTCTATTTATACAGAAACGCCAGAGGGTAACACTTTCGATGTTGCGGATTCAAACGCAAAAGGTGCTAATCAAAACGTTGAAACTATCCAACACCCTAAACCTGAAAAGGGATTCGTTAATGTTGGTCCTAGCGTGAATTACGCGTCATTTGTTGAATTAGGCACAAGTAGACAAGCTGCTCAACCATTCCTAACACCCGCCGCTGAAAGTGTTGCACAGAAGTTTAACTCAGGCGAACGGTGGAAAGGATTAACGGGCCATGAATCCAACTAGTGCTGCAATTTTTACCACTTTACAACAAGGAACCGCCTTGACCGCTTTACTGGCAGGGACTAACTCTATTTACAAAGATCAAGCGGGAACGGCTGCATATCCTTATGTAGTTTTCAATTTACAGGGTGGTGGCGAGGCTAATGAGAGTCCTAATAGAGAAAAGAATACAGTCTATTTTATTAGAGCTTATTCAAAAGTATCAACCGCTGCTGCTGGGAACATCGATACACAGATTGACGCTTTACTACATGGAAAGACATTGACCATAACGGGCAGGAATAACTTTTGGACTGCCAGGGAGGGTGAATTTGAGAATACAGAATATTTGAGTAATGGCGAACCGGTCTACATGGCTGGCGCTCTTTACAGAATCCGTTCATAGAAAAGGACATAAACAATGAGTACAAATTCATATTCAGGAAGTGCATTAGTTGTAACGTGGACACAGGCATCTGGAACTAATATTATTTCGGGCGATCAAACGGCTTTTAACTACACGCCTTCTGTTGATTTGCCAGATCAATCCTCCGGGGCAGATACTAATAAAAAGTATTTGACTGGTCTCAAAGACGGTCAAGCGGACATGGTTTCATACTTCCAATCAGGAACAAACTTAAGAGGTACGGCAACATGGTCTACGTTGACAGAAGGCAATCAAGGAACTTTGATGTGGCAGCCTGAAGGAACCGCTGTTGGTAAACCAAAATACACCATACCAGCTATTTCAAAGGGCGTTGGATTCTCTCACCCTTACGCCGACAAATCGACAGCGTCTTGTTCATGGCAGCAAAACGGAACCCGTGTGGAAGGGACTAACTAAATGGCTGATTACACCTTACCGAATGGGGATGAAGTTACATTCGATCTGGATAAACTGACTTTTGGTGAATGGCAGGATTTACGAAGTCCGGTATTTGCAAGAAAAAAAGAAGTAGAAATACTTTGTAAAATTACCGGACTTGACGAAAAAACAATTAAATCCATGACCATGAATGAAGCCAAAAGGTTCTATAACGCCCTGGTTGACAAGGCGATGAAGCCGTTAGATGACCCAAAAAACTAAGTGAGCGGGTTTACGATTGCATCATTTTCAAAAAACCCGCTCCCCCTGAATTAGTAATCTGGAATTTTGCAGAACGGTTTCACTGGACTATACCAGAAATAAAAGCCTTGTCTGTTCAAGACATAAACGATCTTATTAACATAGATGATGCAAGGTCAAAGATAAAAAAGGCATAACATGGGTCAAATAGGATCAATGTGGTACAACATCGGAGCGAAAACAGCCGACCTCGAAAAGGGGTTGGCTAATTCGAAATCCCAACTAGGGGGAGTTAGCAGCGCCTTTCAGTCTGTAACTGGATTCTCTTTGGGTATGGCTGGCGCCGCAGGAATAGCGGCAACTGCAATTAAAAAAACCATTGACTATATGGTAATGTGTGAAAAGGCCGCTAACGAGGCCTCTGTTTCAGAAGCCAAACTAAACGCAGTATTAATCTCAACTGGACACCAGGCCGGTATTACATCTACTGAATTAAACAAGCTTTCACAGCAAATAAGTTTGTCGGCCGGTATTGATGATGAATTAGTTACATC